CACTACAGGCATTAAAGTCAATTGGCGCTGCCACATTTCCAGATAATCCAAGGAATGATGATGAAATTAAGGAAAATTTATATGACTATCTAAATCTTCCAGAGTTTAATATTACAATTCCATCACACTATTATGCATTTATTAATGACGTAGAGGACTTTGAAGAAAAAGGTTCTTTTATATTAATGGGAATGGTTAAAGCAATTAAAAGAGGAACGGGGTGGTCACGAGTTGAAATTCTGGACAAGACTGGGAGTGTTGGTATATTTGATGAAGAAGGAACGACTATTGAGACGGGTCGCACTTACTTGGTTCTTGCTAATGACAATAGGATTGTGTCTGCAGTTCCTGTTGATGAAATAAAAGAATCTTCAAATGCGTTAATTAAATTTTTAAGTTATAAGCAACTTCCTTACAAAGAAGACGAAATGTTTGTTGTTTCTTTTAAACCAAGAATTACAAAGGCTGGAAAAAAAATGGCTTCACTTACATTAGCAGATACTGCACGAGACTTACACTCTGTTACAGTATTTCCAACAGCATTTCCAAAAGCCTACATGCATGTTCAAGAAGGCAATGCGTATAAATTTAGTTTTGGTAAAACCAAAGATGGAACCGTTATAATGGAGGATGTAAATGTCGGTTAGTGTAGAAGATGTATTGTCTCAGTTAGACCCAAGAATTAGAAAGCGACTTGGAACTGGAGAAGGAATTAACTTTGAATATCAGCCAACACCAAGTTTTGGATTAAATCGTGCATTAGGCGGTGGACTGCCATATGGTAGACAAGTGCTTATATGGGGAAGCAAGTCATCCGCTAAGTCTTCTATGTGTTTACAGATGATTGCTCTAGCACAAAAAGAAGGAAAGGTATGTGCTTGGATTGATTCTGAAATGTCCTACTCGGAGGATTGGGCTAAGCAACTAGGAGTAGACCCAACTAAATTAATTTATTCACAAGCACGTACAATTAGTGATATGGTGGATGTTGGAGTAGGATTAATAAATGCTGGCGTTGATCTTATTGTGATTGACTCAATTACCTCAATGCTTCCTGCTATATATTTTGAAAAAGATTCAGATGAAATGAAAGCACTTGAGAATACAAAACAAATTGGCGCTGAGTCTAGAGATTTCAGTAATGCTTGGAAGATGCTAAATTATGCAAACAATAAAGTAAAGCCTACACTTCTTGTGCTTATTTCTCAGTCTAGAAATAATATTAATGCAATGTATACTAGCCAACAACCATCAGGCGGTCAGGCTACAAAATTCTATTCATCCTGTGTAATTAAGTTATTTTCTTCAGAATCTGATAACCAAGCACTTAAAGGAAAAATTAAGGTTGGAGATAAACTAATTGAAGAAAAAATTGGAAGAAAAATTCGTTGGGAATTACAATTCTCTAAGACCTCTCCAGGTTTTCAATCTGGTGAGTATGACTTTTATTTTAGAGGTGATAATGTTGGTATTGATGCAATAGGAGATTTAGTTGATACTGCAGAATCAATGGGCTTAGTAAATAGAACTGGAGCGTGGTATCAGTTAGATGACGGTACTAAAGTACAAGGTCGTGACGGATTTATTAATCGTGTTAAAGAAGATTTAAATTTACAAGAAGAACTTAAGGCTAAAATAATTAATGCCTGAATATAAATTTTCAACTTATCCTGGCAAGTGGCCTTGTAAAACATGTCAAGAAATTGTAACAACTTTAAGATATTGGCAAGAAACTGGAGATGCTACCTGGATGTGTTCACAAAAACATATTTCAAAAGTTAATCTAATTCCTCCTAAAAAAAGAAAAAAGGATTTTGTTAATGAGTGAAAAAAATGAATCAAAACGAATAGGTGCAAAACAACATAAAAATTCAGGAAGGAACACCCAAAAGGGAGATGCTACATGGAGAGAATTTGTTGTTGATTTTAAAGAAGCAAATAAATCTTTTACATTGAATAAAGATATTTGGGCCAAAGCCGTTACTGATTCTATTCAGGCGGGTAGAGACAAATCTCCAGCAATTATTGTAATACTTGGAGAAGGTAATACAAAGGTAAGACTTGCTATAATTGAAATGGATATGTTAGAACAATTAACAGAGGAGAAAAATAGATGAGTGAGGCAGGATCACAAAAAACAACGCTTGATATGGTAAATGGTTTGACAGAAATTGCAGATTATATGCAAGACGAAGAGTTGACCGTTGCTCTAACTATGATTGCAAAAATTATCATAAAGCCAGATATTCCGCTTCAGGCTGCTAGTCTTGAAATTGTCAGGCTTCAGGCCATTGCTGCAAAAATGTCATTTAAAGCAACTTGGATGGCTAATGTTGATAAATCAGACAGAGCAAAGAAAAATATATACTTTACGGCAGCACAAGCAATTAACGATTTGGTGTCAGCGCTTAAATACATAATGCGCTAACCTGCTATACTTAATATAAACAAGGGATAAAAAATGGCTAAAAATTTATTAAAACAGATTATGATTAAAGATACCAAAAGTAAAGTTACAAATACTGAAGAAGACGAAAGTTTTGTTGAGGGTTTGGTAGACGCAATTAACTCTGGGTATCTTGCTAAAACAAAACCAAAATTTACAAAGAAAAATAATTTTTCTGCATCTAATTTAACCTACGGCTCTGGAGAATGTCCAAGGTATTGGCATTTAGCATTTGAAGGTCAAATATTTTATGACAATGCAGATGCTTTTGGTGTAGCAAATAGAACACAGGGAAGTCTTGGGCATGAAAGAATTCAAGAGGCAATAGCATCATCTGGATTGCTTGTAGAGGATATGGAGTTTGATCCACTTCCAAGAAAATATAACAAACAAACTCATCCAGCAATGGAGTTTAGAGTTAAAACTGATGATCCACCATTTGATGGATATGGTGATGTAATGCTTGACTATAAGGGTGAAAGACTTGTTGGCGAAATAAAGACAATGCCCAATGATGGATTTCAATACAAAAAAATAAGTAGACGACCTAAGATGGGTCACCTAATGCAATTGTTAATGTATATGAAGGTTTTAAAGATTCGTAAAGGCGTTATGATTTATGAAAATAAAAATAACCATGAGTTACTTACGTTGCCTGTAGTAGTAAATGAGCATTATCGTAATTGGGTAGAACAGGCTTTTGAATGGATGAAAGTAGTTTATAAGAATTGGCAAGATCAAAATTTGCCAGAAATACCATATCGCTCAAATTCAAAAATTTGTAAAGTATGTCCAATTCAAAAAGCCTGTGCTGAAGCAGGGCCAGGCACAATCAAGATTAAACCTTTGGTATTATTAAAAGATGAAGAAGGTTAACTGATGTGAGACTGTGTGAAAGATGCGAGACCCCATTTAAGCCTAAAGTAAGTTATCAAATTTATTGTGGAAACTCTTGTAGAGAGGAAGCAACAAAGGCAAAGATAGCCGAAAGGTATCAAATAACTCGTAGACAAAAAAGAAAAGGAAAAAAAAGACTTTGCCTTGGTGGCTGTAAAGAACAACTATCAATATATAATGATTCTGGATTTTGCTCTAACTGTAATGTAAATAAAAAAGAAGTAGACAAAATGCTAAAACAAATAAAAGGATTTATTGATTATGAACAACAATGGTAATCCAAAAACAATTTGTGCTATTGACGCAAGCACTAATAGTCTTGCTTTTGCTATTTTTAATGATAATGTCTTAGGCAATATTGGTAAAATTAATTTTAGTGGTAAAACAAATTATGAAAAAGTTATGGATGCTTGCGCTAAAACAAAAGCATTCTTTGAACATTTTGGTGGATTTGAAGCAATTGTAATTGAACATACAGTATTTATGAATAGCCCTAAGACTGCTGCAGATCTTGCATTAGTTCAAGGTGCACTGCTTGGTGCAGCAGGGTTAACTGGAACAAAAATTATAGGAACGGTAGCACCAATTACTTGGCAAAACTATTTAGGGAACAAAAAATTAACAAAAGAAGAACAAATAAATATTAGAGCAAAAACACCAGGGAAGTCAGAATCTTGGTATAAAACATATGAAAGGCAAATTAGAAAAGAAAGGACGATAAAACTAATTGAAATCAACTATGATAAAGTTATTAACGATAATGACGTTGCTGACGCTTGTGGCATCGGCCATTGGGCTATTAATAACTGGAGTAAAGCAATGAGGATTGAGGAATAATGCCAGAGTTAAACGCAAATATACCACCAATAAACTGCTATGTAAGAGGAAATTATTTAAGAAACCATCAAGATAGTCACGACAAATATTTTGAATGTGTTGTGTTTGGTGTTTCAAGTATTAAATCAAGAAGCCCATTATTTCATATTATGATGGAAGATGGAGGCTTATGGTGGAGACTTCCGATATCTGCATTTTGTACAAAACCAGGAGTTCCAGAGGTTGACTTGCATAATCTAGTATTGTGGAATTCGTTTAGTCACCATGTTTCTGTAACTAAATTTGAAAACCTCACTAATCTTAGAATGTCTTATATTGATAGAACTAAAACATTTGTAAAAGGAACATATTTATTTACCCTTGATTGGCACAACCCCGATACTAATGTATTAGATGATGGCTATTCAGAAAGTCCAGCAGATCATAAATGTGGGCACGTTATACAACGAGATGACGGTAACTTTGCTATACAACCAAACAATAGGGTAAGAGTTTATGAGCCATCTTTTACGCTTAAAAAAGACTATGTTATTGATAGAATAATTAATGAAAAAAAATATGACGTAGAAAATCAAGATAAATGGATATTGGAAGACTCTGATAGATTTAACTATGATATTAATGAAAAGTTTGACAAATAATCTTATGACTGGTAAACTATATACAAGCGAGGCTTGGCTCCGTAAAAGGTTTATTATGGACAAAAAGTCTCCGCAAGATATTGCCAAGGAGTGCGGAACTAGTGTTGAAACTATTTACGTATACCTTGCAAAATTTGGATTAAGGAAATCTAGACGATGAATTTGCAACCAGTATTTAAAGATGTAAAAAATTTTAGTTGTGAAGATTTATATCTTTATTCTGTAGGAGCACCCTCTGGCAAAGATATTTGGGTAACTTGTCACGGAATTGCAAAAATGCTTATTGATAAAAACATTGCATATGGAGATTCTGCTTTAGACCCTGTTAGAATTTTTAGTAAATCAGATCCAGTAGAACAACTTAGAGTAAGAATTGATGATAAATTAAGTAGACTTATGAAGGGCACAGACTATGTTGGAGACAATGATATAGATGACCTTATTGGATATTTAGTTTTGCTTAAAATAGCAAAGGAAAAAAATGTCAACTGAAAAAGAATTAATTGATCATCTTGATGAGGTAAATAAAGTTGTTGCAGAATATCTTAAGGGACAAGATCCAACAAAAATTTCTAAAGATTTGGATATGCCAAGAACTCGTGTTGTTGCATTAATTAATGAGTGGAAAGTTATGGCTTCTGCTAATGAAGCAATTCGTGCTCGTGCAAAAGAAGCACTTGCTGGAGCAGATGCACATTATAGTAAATTAATTACAAAATCTTATGAAGTTATTGATGAAGCATCAATGACAAATAATCTTAGTGCAAAAACACAAGCAATTAAATTAGTTGTAGATATTGAAAAGTCTAGAATTGAAATGCTACAAAAGGCTGGACTTCTTGAGAATAAAGAACTTGCAGAAGAGATGGTTGAGATTGAACGTCGTCAAGAAGTTCTTGTTGGTATTCTTAGAGACATTGCATCAGAACATCCAGAAGTTCGTGATTTAATTATGCATAGGCTTTCATCTATTGCAAAAGAAGGCGAAGTGATTACAATTGTCCACGATGTTCAATGACTTCCTTGAAGTATTAAAAGAAAATCATTTTATTGAAAAACCAGTTGATGTAAAAACATTTGTGCAGTCACCAGACTATCTTGGTCAACCAATACTATCTGATATTCAGTATGAAATCGTAGAGGCTATGAGCCAAATCTATCGTAAAGAAGACCTTATGGAATTGATGGGGCAGACTGAAGGACTAAACCATTTTAATAAATATACAAAAAATGAACTTATTCTGCAACTTGGCAAGGGATCTGGAAAAGACTTTATATCTACAGTAGCATGTGCATATGTAGTATATAAACTTTTATGCCTTAAAGATCCAGCAACTTATTTTGGCAAGCCTGCAGGAGATGCCATTGATATTATTAACGTTGCGGTTAACGCTCAACAGGCTAAGAACGTTTTCTTTAAAGGTTTTAAAACTAAGATTGAAAAGTCACCATGGTTTGCTGGAAGATATAATGCTAAAGCAGATTCTGTAGAGTTTGATAAAGCAATTACTGTTTATTCTGGTCACTCAGAAAGAGAATCGCATGAGGGATTAAACCTTCTTATGGCAGTACTTGATGAGATTTCTGGTTTTGCAACAGAGGTTAATACTGGCAATGAACAGGGTAAGACTGCTGACAATATATATAAGGCATTTCGTGGTACTGTAGATTCTCGTTTTCCTGATCTTGGTAAAGTTGTTTTACTTTCATTCCCAAGATATCAGGGTGACTTTATTTCTCAACGGTATGAATCAGTAATCGCAGAAAAAGAAACTATTGAGCGTACACACACATTTATTATGAATGAAGAACTACCACATGATGACCCAGGAAATCAGTTTGAAATTTCGTGGGATGAAGACACCATATTGTCATACAAAATTCCAAGAGTGTATGCATTTAAAAGACCAACATGGGAAGTAAACCCAACACGTAAAATAGAAGATTTTAAACTAGCATTTTATACAGACCTTGGCGATGCGATGATGCGTTTTGCATGTATGCCTACGTATGCCTCCGATGCATTTTTTAAACAAAAAGAAAAATTAGAGAAATGCATGAATACTAGAAATCCATTAGATCAATTTAGAAGGTTTGATGCAACGTTTAAGCCAGATCCAGAAAGAGTATATTATATTCATGCTGACCTTGCACAAAAACATGATAAGTGTGCTGTTGCTATTGCACATGTTGACAAATGGGTTAACATTCAAGTTATTAAAGACTATGAACAGGTAGCCCCTATAGTTGTTGTTGATGCCGTTGCCTGGTGGGAGCCAAGAGCAGAAGGACCAGTCAATTTATCTGAAGTAAAACAGTGGATTATTAATTTACGTAGAGAAGGTTTTAATATCGGGATGGTTTCATTTGATAGGTGGCAATCTTTTGATATTCAGAATGAGTTGCAGGCTGTTGGAATTAAAACAGAGACTGTTTCGGTTGCTAAAAAGCATTATGAAGATTTGGCCATGATGATTTATGAAGAGCGTGTTGCCATACCAATGATTCCTTTATTATTAGAAGAAATGTCAGAACTAAAAATAATGAAGGGAAATAGGGTAGACCACCCTCGTAAAAAATCAAAAGACTTGGCTGATGCGGTTTGTGGGGCGGTATTTGGAGCAATATCCCATACACAAAAGACTAATAATACAGAGATAGAAATTCACACATGGAGTTCTTCTACAAGACTTGCAGAAAAACAGCAACGTATGGTAGAATTGGATAATCGGGAAATGCCTAACGATGTTAAGGATTTTCTAGATAAACTTAACTTAATATAAAATAACAAGGAGAATAATGAATTCATTTAAGAAAATTGCCCTAGGACTCGCTGCAGCCATGTCCTTTGGCGTCATGTCAGCACTTCCGACAAATGCTGCTGTCATTGCACCAACCTTGACAATTGATTCTGCTACAGACTCAATTCTCGTAGGTGAGACTGCAACAGCAGTAGTTTCATTGTCATATATTTCAGAAACATCAGCAGACACAGCAACTGTGCTATCTGCTATGTTTGCACAGCCTTCTACGGCTAATAAGTCTGCAACACTCACATTGCTTGAAACAAATACAGCAACAGTGGTAATTGCAGGAGATAGTTTGACTGCAAATGTTAACTCAACAGTTAATACAACAGGATA